TCTACCTGTAGCAGGCGCTGCACTAAAGGTCAGTGTTGTAATACCCGACGCTGTTGCAATCGTATAGGCGTCCTGAGTCTGGAACACACCATCAATAAAGACAATTAGGTTGCCTTCTAGGTTAGTCGCCTGAGATAACACAAAGTCTACGGTAGTGTTGTCGCCCGTAAAGCTATCAAACGTAAACGTATTAGTACCGCCACCACCAATAGCGCCCCAAGTATCCGTATAGCCTTCAAACTGCTCAAGGTCAGCGTTGTATCGGAAGTAACCTGCGGCAGGTGTCCCCGGTCTTTGTGCCGTTGTACCTACAGGAACATGCACTGCATCAGTAGCAGAGCCGATATCAAGTGTGACATCTGGAGCAGCGTTAAGAATACCTACTCGGTTGTTAGCAGAGTCTACTTTAAGCGTAGACGTATCAACGGTTAAATCACCAGAAACCGCTAAACTCGTTAACGTACCTACAGAAGTGACGTTAGCTTGTGCAGCCGTAGACAAAGTACCCGTAAGTGTACCGCCTGATACAGTACCAAGTGTAGTAATAGAAGATGAACCTACATCAATACTTCCAAACCCTGAAGTAATAGATCCAGAGTTCAAAGCACCTGTCGTAACTAACGCACTGTCACCTAAGTAACCTGTTGCATCTACTAGATTAAATGCAGGTGTTGCGTCAGAGCCACCTAGTGACAACTGTACGCCGCCATAAGATACTGTAGAGTTAGTTAGTGAGGCGTTAGCGATATTACTTAGCGTATTAGAAGCTGCATCAATAGTTTTATTGGTTAGCGTTTGTGCGTCTGCTAGTGTAGCGACTGTAGCGTCAATAGCAATTGTAACTGTGTTTAAAGCACCTGAAGTATCAATGCCTGTACCACCTGCTAATACTAAAGTCTCTGAATCTAAATCAATGTTTAGAGCGCCGCCAGTATCAGCTTGAAAGTCTAAGTCTTGTGCAGTGACTTGTGCATCTACGTAGGCTTTAATAGATTGCTGTGTAGCAAGCGCAGTTGCACTATTGCTAACTAAATTATCTTCATCTAGAATTACATCGACAGTAACTCCGGACGAGAGAGTGAGGCTATCAATGCTTGCTGTACCATCAATAAACAAGTCTTTGAACTGCAGACTTCCGCTACCAAGATCAATGTCATTAGTAGTAACAGGAACAATACTTCCATCTTGTACACGAACTTGTTCGGTAGATACTCCGGTAACTTCAACATAAACGCCCCATCGGTTATTTACATTATCTACTTCAATCTTATTAAGAAAATCAATATCACCAATTTTACCAATGTTACCGCCTTGGCCAGAAGATCCATCGTGAGTATGCCCCGTTACTGTAGAGTTCGTAGAAGAATAAGAAAAAGCATTAACCAGCTGATCATATTCGTTATTAAATAATGCAGCTGTAATTGTATCGCCATCAGCGAAAGTGCTTTGTCTTGTATAGCTCTGAGCCATCTATTTATCTCCTTCCTGATGGGCTGTAATCTACGTACATTCCATTTACTTTATATGGTGATTTTGTATCGTTGCTCCGAATAATAAAGCTTACCGTATTTCCGCTGCCTTGAATGGCTTTTCGTACTAGAGGATCACTAGGTGCACCAAACACACTAGAGGCAAAAACACCTGTACCAAGCACACTAGGTAACGGAATCTCATCAAACACATAGTCTAAGGGTTGTGCTACTTTAGGATCTTCGTAGTCGTAACGTACTCTTAGAGTCGGTCTAATTTCTCCTTCGGGGCTAACAGACAAACGAATATATCGCATTGTCTTTCGCGTACCAGCATCACCAAAGTCTAAGCTTGGCGTCTGGTAAGCTGCGTCAATCTCTTCTTCGATTCCAGCAGGATTAAAAGAATTCCCCACGTCATGAGTATAAATATAACCATTAGAATCACCGTGATACGTTCTTTCAATGCCTTCCTCGTCAAATCCAGATGCAATACAGGTTGATTTAATTCCTAGAGTTTCAGAAAACTGAAAGCCGTCTCTAGTTAGTGTAGCTATAATTCCTTTAGCAGAGTTGTCAGCTGTTTCTTCGGCTCCTGTAGGAATATTATAAAACAATCTGTATTGCGACTTATACCTTAAGACTGCGCTAGATATTCTATACTTATCGATGTTCTTTGCAATATTTTCAATAATGTTTTGTATTGGTCTGCTAACAGAGCTTAACTCAACGTCACCAATACGTGCAGTAGCTGCGACTGTTCTTAGACCGTCTGGACTCAAGAACAACAAGTCACCACCAATTTCTTGAATACTGTAGCCGCTTAAGCAGCCTACGTTGTTTGTGACTTGTACAACTGCAAGTGATGCTGCGTTATTGATGTTAATAAGCTTATGGATCGTATTTTCACAGAAGATATAAAGTTCATCACGAAAACTCTTGATGCCTGTGATACGATCTGAAATAGCAACAGAACCTGAACCAGTACCCGTAAAGTCTCTATCGTCATTTGTTTTACTATAATAAATAGTAGACGGTGCGTTTACTGGATCTACTACACATAAGTGCTTATCGTGTTCTTCGACGTACTGTCCTGCAGCAGGTGTAGCAATCTCTTCGTAAATAAATACTCTGCTTGGTCCCGTACCATCAATATGAAAATGAGCTAGCTTATCTCCACCTTCGGTAGCAATCGTTAACGATCCGTAGTCATTTGACGTATGGCCCGTAGGTGCACGCATCAATACAAACTGAGCTTGACCTTGATTAGGTCTATCTAGTTCTGCTTGTGCGCCTAGATTAGCTTCAGTTACGCCTACGTGACCTGTGTTTCTATTTACTTGTATCCAGTTAGTTCCGTCTTCTCCGTAGTAAACGCTTGTACCTGCGACTACTACAACACCTAAACCATACGGATATACACCCTGAACTACAACATCATTTTCTGGTCTAGTGCCTCCACCAAAAAGAGAATAGCCATTGATACGACGATAACCACCATCTGCATCTACTTCAAAGTTACGCAGCGTACTGGCTATTCCGGGCTGTTGTAACATCTCTAGCTGATTTAAACTAGAGTATAAGCCGCCCTTAGATGCTAAACCAAAAGGTTGTGACATCAGATAAATCTCACCCTATCGTCTTTCATGTACTTTGGTGTAGGCGTCATAAGGTTTAACTTCATGAGTCTTAGTCCACGCTTATAATCCTCTAGAGAAAAAGCAGACATCTGCGGATTCTCTTTAAACTGATAAACGTAGTAACGCGTTCTTGCAATAAGTACAGGCTTGTAGATATTAGGAAATACAATCTCGTCAGAATATGCAGATAGTTCTGTAGGTAACTTATATGCAAAGAACCAAACTCTGTAGGCTTTATCAGGAATAGGACTTAAACCAAACTTACGATTGTCAGGACTTTTAATAATTGAATGAGGTACACCGTAGTTCTGCGTATCTGCGTCATCTTGGTTTTCTGAAACTCTATTAAAATCTTTCCATTCTTCTATGGTAGAAAACCTAAGATTGCTCATTGTGTATGGGGATGTTTCGCCTGCTACGTCCTTAGTCGTAAGGAAAAAGTTATCCCAGTCTACAAAACCATAGTCAGTCGTAAGATTAGAAGAAGCTGGCTTAAGTTCATACCAGCGTGTACCAGCAACAGTTTCGACATAAGTATTGCCGTACATATTATTACTAGAACCACTAACATCTAAAGACAAAAAAGGCCATTGAGCCTCTTCGTTTACGATGTCTAAATATGCACGATTAACGCAATCTTTTACGTGCTGCTGAATACCTACAGCAGTTAAAAAGTTTGCAGAAGTTAAGGTAACTTCATTCATTTCCCTTAAGACTTCGTTAGTAATGTCGAGATAGGTTGATGCCATTTATTTAGCCTTTCTTGTGCATCTTGCCGCCACACATTTTGTTAACTCTTTTTTCCATCTGCTTACAATCGCAGTAAGATTGCTTAGAGCTTTTATTTGCTTTAGCCTTTTTCATTTACTTTTTCTCCGATTCTTCTTTCTTTGCTTTGCCAAATATACGATCCCAGTTAGAGTCATAAGCTTTCTTATCAAAACCTCTACGCATTTGACTTTCTTTAGCTACAATAGTCTTCTGTCTAAATGTTACTGGCTTTTGCTCATTTCCAATCATAGGCATATATTTAAAATCCTTTAAAAAGGCTTGGGGCCTAGTTAAAGGCCCCTTACCAATTGTTTTAGTCGATGATGTAGAAAGCACCAACAAGAGCTTCAGGTCGAAGCACTTTAGCGCCATATACATGCAGACCACGAACAATATCACCGAAGCTTGCTTGGTCTCGCAATACTTCAGTAGTAGTGATCGTCTGTGCCGTAGCCGTAGAAGAGATGTGACCAGCCATACACTTGCCAGTAGCCAATGAAGGCGCAGCAATGTTGTTAGACTTGTACATGCTAAATCCACGGAGTTTGCCAGAAGATACCAACCCGTTGCGGATTGAACCTTGACCAGCGTTGTAGTCTACTGACAAGAGCTTAGAGCCAGACTGAGACAGCTGCTCATAGAAGTCAGGACCTGCTACAAACCAACGGCCTTCTTCGGGTACGTTCTGTACGTCAAGAAGACGTGCCATACGTGCCATAAGGTCAAGAGGGTCAGTTTCACCAGAGATACCCAGGTCAACTGCACCAGCGCCGTCAAAGACGTTAGCGCCAAGCGGCGTTGCACTGTCTGCACCAAGAGTATGGTCAGGAGTTGACGTGCTGATACCAGCAAACATCTTAGCGATTACACCTGCGTCAAACGCATCACGCAAAGAATATGCTGCAGAAGACGTAGCAACGTCACGGAAGTTTACGTGTGACATCTGTGATTCAATGTCGTCCACAATAAACTTAAATGCGTTAGCAACATCTACTACCATCGTAAGCTCAGTGTCGCTCAGGTTCTGCTGAGTAACGTCTTCGCCACGCTCATACTGATATACAGTAATGGTAGGTTCTTTAATAATCTTAACCGTGTCACCGTAGCTAGAAATTTCACCAGCGTAGTCGGTGTTCGTAATAGCTTCTGCTACAGACGCCTTACGAAAGAAGTTAAGTACTTGTTTGGAGTATACTTGCGGAAGCCAATTAGTGCTGCCGGTAAAGTTGGTGGGTGAAGCTGATTCAAACCCTTGGTCACTTACGTTAAAAGCCATTTAAAATCTCCTTAAATGTAGAAAAGATTTAGCCTGGACGTACCCTACCTTCAATCATCGCTTCACGAATTTCTTCTTCGTACTTGTCAAACTGATCTAGGGACATCTTAGCTATTTCACTTTCCGTCCAAATACGTGGCTGTTTTGCATCTACACTTGTTGTTTTAGTAGATACCATATCAGCAGCTGAACCTTGTTCTTGAGGTTCTTTACGTGGACGGCCTCGTTGTTTTTGTGTAGCTTTGCCCGTTTCTAACTTATAAAGATCTAGTGCTTTGACGGCTAACGTTACATTATCTGGATTATTATAGATCCAGTCCTGAATCTGGTCTGGCTGTTCTTTAGCCCACTCATGAAAAGAGTCATCACCACGAATCTCGTCAAAGTCCGGGTGGCGTTCCTTTAGAGCTGTTTCGGCTTCTCGCCTAGCAATCTCCATTTCACGTGCTTCGATTGCAGACATCTTCTGACGAAGTGCTTCAATCTCTTGCTGACTTCTCATATGTGCCACAGTTTCTACTGTGTCATACAAATCAGGGTATTCTTCTCTAAACCTAGCAAGATCTTCTTCAGACTTAGGGGCACGGTATTCTGGCTGAGCTGCTTTAGCTTCAGCCTTCAACTGCTCTTCGCGCTGTCGAAACTCGTTAAGTTTTTGATCGTAATGTTTCTTTAGGTCGTCGTACCTTTTCTTATAATTAGTCTCGTTGTTAGAGGCTTCTTCATCAGCAGGGGCCTTTTGTCGGGTAGCCTGCTTACTACTAGGTTGATCGTCTTCATCTTCATAATACAGCGAGTCTGCTTTAGGCTTACGCGGTCCATCTGGCGTATGCCAAGGCTTCCTCATGTTATATGGATTAGAAGTTACTTCCTGTTCTTGTTGCTCCTCTAATAATGCTTCGGACATCTACATTCTCCTTTCTACGGGGCTTGTTTCTTGCAAGGTAGCCAATTTTAAACGTCTTTAAAAATTTGGGGCTTGTCACTACAAGGTAGCCGTACTATCTTAAACGCGAAGGTTGTAGGCTTGGCATGCGGTTAGCAGCTAACATAGACTTATTGATTTCGTCTTCTGTTACATCCTGCTCTGCTACATACTTATCGGTCTGCGTAGGATCTTGCTCTTGCTTCATCCCTAACAAACCACCTACTGCCTTACGCAACATACCACCGCCATAATCGGCTTCACGCTCTGCTTGATCCATCATCATCTGCAGATTGTCAGCACCAATCTCGTCAGTGGCTTTTCTGGTGATTACAAATTCTCCGTCACTTAATCGTGCAG